ACCAATACCGCCGCAAGACTGTTCGCGTGGCCTGCAGCCGCTTCCCGCCCCGGAGTAGACATGTCATCAATAGACAACCCTTCCCCACTCAGCAATGCTATCAACTTGGCGCTTATCAACACTACCCCTGACCAACTACGCAAACTCGCCGATAATCAGCCGATCATGGCCAACTCCGATAACACACGTGATTTGAGCGGGGAGCTAGGCTCATCCGCGAATCGGCCCCCTCACTCTGTGGCTCATTTGCCAATTGCCGATTCCGCTAAACCTTAACCAAAGCAATAGACCGATTCCAAACTCTTAGACCAAAGGAATATAACGAACGGCTGGTCTATCGCTCGCGCGCATGTCGGTTCTTGGGGAACCTCCCACGCGCTCGCTGGTCTATAGGGGGGGACGATGACATATCATGTCAAGCTTATTCGAATTAGATATGACTACGCTTGTGTGATGTTATCTGCAACTCACTGGTAGACAGGCGTTTACAAGCTGGCATTTCTACGGGAGATCCGTAAGAAGGTTAATGGACACGTGATAGCTGCAAACTATCGCGTCTAACAAGCTGACCGGCAACGACTTGTCTCGCCAGGTGTGAATTCGGCGTCTAGACAACAAAAAGGAATTCACTTGCCAGACGATGACCGTCCCACCCCTTCCGGGTCTGGTCGACGCGGAGGGGGGGTCGTGCGCCGCTATACCGCCCATGGAATGTGGCCCCTCCATGGAAACTATTTGGCATTTTTTTTGATGCAGGAGAGGACGAAGTTGGTGGCGTCTTGAGCGGAGTGGGCGACGGTATAATTGGCGCCATTAGCGCGGAGGAGTTTAGCTAAGGCAACCTGAGGAGGGGAGAGGATAGAATTAGGGAGTTTTAGTTCAATCCAGCAGGTAAGGCCTGGAGGAGCTTGGACGATAAAGTCTGGGGTACCGGTGGTGGCGGTAGATTTTTTATTAGTATTGTGCCAGATGGCGACCCAGTTACGGGAGTCGCATTCTTTTTTGAAGTTGGCTTGGTGATCTTTTTCAGTCTGGCCAAGCATGGAGGTTTGGGAAGTGGCGTAGAGTATTTGCTCTTTTTTTGGGAGGCGGCGATAGAGACGCTCTGGCAGATCGTTCGGATTGATTCCCATGGGATATTTTAGCGTTCCAGGATAAAGCTGAGTTAATTTTAGACGGGTCTAGATTGGAGAGGAAGGTTTTAGTAAAAGGGTTATGGCGTTTTTTTGGTTTAGTTTTTTTGGATTTGTTGAGGATAAAATCCCAGGGGTTATGAGGGCGTTGGTGTCGAGGTTTATGTTTGGAGACGTGGGGCATAAGAGTTCAGGAAGTTTTCCAGATCCAGAAGAGGAGGGAGGCGATGGCGATGGCGAGGGCGAGGGTCATGGCTCAAGCGGTCCTCCATATCCGGTACTCTTTGAGGCCGCGCAGGGCGATTTTGCCGCTGAGGGCCCGGACCTTGATCCGTATGGCGCAATTGGCGGCCAGGGCGTGGATGTAACAATGACTACCGGTAAAGACGACGGACTGGCCAATTTTCATTTCACGGAACGCATCACACAATCGGGCGTAATCCGGCTCTGGGAGCGGAACGCTATCCTCTATAAGCAAGCTCATTTGCTCGCCTCCCGCAGTTCGGTGATTAGTTCACTCATTTACCGTTCCTCCCCGGATCGTAGACCAGCTTGTCCTTGTTTCGTTTCTTTTCCAGCACGCCTTCCAGGACTTTGAGCATCCACTCCCGCGCCCCGGAGACGCTCAGTCCCTTGGCCTGTCTGACGGCTGCTTCCAGCTCGGTGACATTGGCTCTGCAAGCCTTCAGGAACGCTTCGGTGCTTAAAGAGCCATCCTTGTCCACCAGCGCCTCAAACGCCTTGGAAACCGAGTTGATGACCCGGCGTTCGTCGCCGCTATCGAAGCGCCAGTCTTTAAAGAAGTCGGGCCGCGCCTTTACCCGTTCGTAGAGGCGGTTTGAAAGTTTGTCGATCACCGTCGAGGCCATCTCAAGTTTCGGCGCCAGATCGCGCAAGACCAGATCCGGCAGATCAGCGATCGGGGAACTGACCAGCTCCCCGAGGTTAACCAGCCGGTCCTGCCACGCCGGACACAAAACCTTGCCGGAGCAGTAAGTACACCAAGGGCCGGGATTGGGCTTCTGGCGGGCGGCGTCTTTAGCGCGGGCCACCACGTCCAAAGCCCAGGAGCGCGCCTCGTCTATTTCGACGCGGCCGAACAAAGCCGGCGGGCTTTTCTTTCCCGGTTTATGAATGGCCGCGGTGACCTCCTCCATACGGTGGTCTAACTCCTCGTCGATCAGCGGCACGTAGGCCCTGATCTGGGCATTGGTGGCCACGTAATGATCGATGGGGTGCCAGCCGCTTTTGTAATCGGAGAGGAAGACCCGCGCCTCCTGCAGTACCCAGTTGTCGGGCTGGCCGGAGTAGACCGGGATCAAACCCTGGCGCAACCATAGACGGCGCTCCAGATATTCCTTGATCGGGGCGGTGCTCTCACCCATCCACTTTTCTAACATCAGGCTGCGCTGCCGGGACAGTTCCTTAGCCAGATCGATAACATCGGAGTCTAACTTATCCACGTTACGGGCCTGCCCGCTGATCACCTGATGAACATCGCTGCCGCGATCACTATAGATAGTAGGAGGCTCCTCGCCACTAGCCTTGGAAAGCCGGTAGGCGAGGTCGCAGTTATCAAGGGCGTAGAAGGAGCTGGCCCGAGGATAAGCCTTAACGTCCAGTACTTGCTTCTTACTGTTAGGCATGAGGTTTCTCCAAGTTAGCTTGGTAGACAGTTAACACTTCCAGGTTAGCCGGCCAATTATTAACCGTGTCCTTAAGAAACTTATCTTTAACATGTTGTATAGACTGCACGTCGTTAGAGGCGCAGCCTATTTCTTTGAGCCACGAAATAAAGACCTTCTCCGGTATCCCGGCATTGTGCAGCAGGGTCACCACCTGCACCGCGAGGTCGTTGGGTTTGATCGGGTCTTGGTCGGTCCCGGCTTCCTGGCTGAACAGCACGTCCTCGGCCTCCACGTGAGCCATGTCCTCGGGCGCCGGCGCCGGGGCAGGCTTCTTCTGATGGGAACGCTTCCTGGGCGGCTCGGGAGGCGGAGCGGGCTGCTCCTCGGCTTTTGCTTCCGCCTCGGGGAGAGGCTCCGGGTCAGCCTGCCGCTGCGGGATCTGCGCCCTGACCGAGTTAAGCACCGTGGCTGGTTTGGCGTTCTCAAACCCGGAAGGAACTTCGTCGTTCAGCTCGCCAATGGAGCAGCCCCGGAGCACGTCCGGGAAGTTGTCCTTCAAACAAAAACCTCGCGCACGATACAGCAGCATCCTGTCCGGGGTGCTCGTCCAAGCTCCTTCCTTGCCCCAGAGTCTGGCGGTCTTGGCGTTTTTTACCGAGTACGAAACGGTGATCGGCGTTTTGGTGTTACGCCTCATGGTGGTCACCGTGCAGGTGTAATCGTCGTTGTACGGGGTCCCACTGTACTCCTGCTTGTAGTCTTCCAAGAGACCGCTCTGGCGCACCAGCGCAAGCGGCATATCCCCAAATATGGTGGCCCGCTTGTTCACGATATAAGTGCTGGACAGAGCCGCCATCGGCGACATTCCTACTTCGAGGCCGTTCTGGATGATGAGGAAGATGTCCGTTTTGCTGAATCCCGGAGGACACAACTGGCTCATGGAGACGGCTTCCGCGAAGCGAAACAGCTCCTCCATGGAACTTAATTCGATGCCGCGATGCCCGACCGGCACCACGGACAATTGATCTCGTAAGGTTGGCTTTTCCATTGATTTAATTATTCTGAGGTTTACTGGGGGTTTTCACTTTCATACGCTTCTGGTTCAGCTCCATCACCGCCTCCACCAAGGCGTCTAAAACGTCCTCGCCTTCCACGACCTCAATTGATTTGACGAACCCGGACTCGATAGAGTTCATGGTGGCCATCGCCCCGACCACGAACCCGGTGCCGAAAAGCTGGCGACGCTCATAGGTGGGGTCGTTGATCACGGTGTCGAACTGTTCGACGGCTTCCGGGCATTGAAGGGTTTTGTTCAGGATCTCCTTGGCGGCCTTGATCCGTGCCTCTTGCAGTAGTTTGCCGATCGTTTGTTTCATTGTTTAGATGTCCTTTCCGGGGCGAAAGCCCGGGCCTTGGAAAGCCAGCGTTTATGCTCCCTGTTACGTCGGGCCGTGGTGTAAACGGCGTGCAGACTCCAGCCGAAAATGATCAGCAACAACCCGATCCCGACAGCGGCTACGTCAAGAAGCGGTTCCATGCGTCCTCCTTCTGGCTTTGATCGGGAGAGGCTCTGGTTTAGGGCCGGTTTGGTGTGACATGATCCACTTAAGTAGTGCCTCGCGTTGCACCAACAAATGATGTTGACGGAGATTAACTCCTTGCAAGTCGCCCCTTTTTATGGCCCGTCTAATAGGTGCCGGTGATTTAAACCTGCAAATCTTCTGACATTCCTCTACGGTAAGGAAATCCGGCATGGGTAAAGGTTCTGTTTCCATTGATGTGATTGCATACTCCATGCAAAATAATTTTCGCTCTTTTGGTAAACTTTGCAAGACTAAAATTTACTGAGGTTTATTTAGACCAAACCCCTGTACAATAGACAGGCTGACCCCTGATAGAAATTGCTTGATTTATACTGAAACCGACTTAAAAGAGGAACCAGAGAGGCGGATCTGCATCACGCCGAGAAAAAATCGTTGGAGTACATTATTTGCCTCCCGGAAGCTTTAAAAAAGCCTTCGGGTGGCGAGCAGGGCCAAGAAATCTTCAGCGAGGCCATGCAGACTGCTCGTCACCTGAAGGTTTTTTATTGCCTCCATGTCAAATGGATATCTTCAGGCGGTCGTTAAATCGCCTCACGCCATGCACGGCGTGGATTTCGAAGTTTTGGTCGCGTTGGCCGATTACGCCAACGAAAAGGGAGAATCCTGCCCAACCGTCAACACTTTGAGCATCGTTTGCGCTATCTCGCAGCGAACCGTGCGCCGTTGCCTGCATAACCTGAAAAAGGCCGGTAAAATTATCCCGTGCGGCAAATCGCATAACCTCCCCACGCGATTTAAGATCAACCTCGCCCCGGTTACCGATGGGTATGACAAATCTGACAGGGGGGGTGTGACAAATCTGACATACCCCCTGACAAATTCCCCAGGGGGGGTGACAAATCTGACAGGGGGTATGTCAGATTTGTCCACTCTTCTCCCCGATAAGAAAGAGAAAGGGGTCTCTCCCTCATACTCCCTCTCTACTAAAGAGAAAGAATTACCCCTCTTCTTTAAGAATAAGAGTACGGACCTCGATTTCATCTCGGCCCTTAAATCCAATTACAAATGGTTGGATATCGATAAGGAGGTGGCCAAGATGAAAGGCTGGTTACTGGTTCATCCAGAGAGGAAGCTGACGCGCCAGTTTGCGATCAATTGGCTCAACAAACTTGATCGACCGTTAAACTACAATCCTGCCTCCAACAACAATGACTGGAGACGCATGAAGCTTTAAGGCCATGGAAAGTCCATTCGACAAACCGTTCCCCTATTACGTTGCCAGCGAAAAAGCGTTGCTTTCCTGCATCATGCAGAGACCCTCGATTCTCCTCGACCAGAATTTCAGCGAGGATATGTTCGGTTTTCCTCATAACTTCATCTTTCGTCACCTTGCCGAACTGGCCACCGAACACGAAAGCCTGAACTGGGACATGGTTCTGGAAACGTTTTCCCTTGCTCGTCTGTCCGAGATCGGCGGGAAGCAGACCTTGAACGAGGTTCTTTTTCATTGCCCGACTTGGGAGGGTTGGGAATTTTCGTATAAGCTGGTCCTCGAAGCATACCAACGGCGAAGACACATGGAGTTCGCTATGACCCAGTATGCCAGATGCATGAACCTGGACCAGCCATTCGACCCGGACGCGCTGGTCAAGTTTGATCCGGGGTTACAGCCCAAAGCACCGGAGTCCGATACCTATTCCGACGCCAAGGCTGCCATTGAACAGATGTTCGACAAAACCAACTTCGAAACCCGGATTCACCTGACCGGTATCAAACGATTAGACCAGGTGCTTGGTTACGTCCGAGCCGGCAACGTGATTGTCATCGGCGCTCAGACCTCACAGGGCAAAAGCGCCATGGCGCACAACATCGCCGCCAACGCCTGCTGGGGAGATGCGCTGAAGAAAGTTGCTGTTTTCTCCATGGAGATGACCAAAGACGAGGTCTGGGAGCGAATCTTTGCCTCCAAGTGCAACATCACCATGAGCGACATCCGAGACCGGGATTTAGACGGAAATGACAGACAGAAGATGGAGGAGTTTGTCACCAATAAACTCAAACCCGGAGAACACCGGCTCACCGTGGTGGACGAGACCATCAACGATGTGGCTGAGATCGTCAGCCGGTGCCGCCGGATCAAGAAGCGTTTCGGATTAGACCTCGTCATCGTCGATTACATCCAGCTTATTTCACCGGCTGGAGCGGCACGGAATGTAAACCGGCAGATCGAGGTGGCCTCCATCAGCCGCACGCTCAAGGTAATGGCCCGCGAACTCAAAGTTGTGGTGGTCAGCCTTTCCCAGCTTAACGAGTCCGATCACCTTCGGGAATCCAGAGCCATTGGCCACGATGCCGACGTGGTGCTGCATATTGTCGAGAAGAAGGAAACGGACGGCTCGCTTCGTCACATCCAGATTGTCAAGGCCCGTAACGGAGCAACCGGAGAGGTAGATGTGGATTTCTTCCCTCCTTACGCAAGTTTCAGTGACCGGCCGGAATAAAATTGTTGACATGAATTACGGTTTCTGATGACAACCTGTTTGCGCGAGTAAAAGACAAGAAGCAACATACTGGGGCGATCAGCCGTGAGCGGTCGAATAGCTTGTGGATTTCCGAGGTTATCCTCCTTTGGTAATTAGCCGCGTCATCCCCGGAGATAGGCGAGTGAAAGTTCGCGAAACGGCTGATTGTTTCGGTAAAAAAGGAGGAACATGAGTTACGGACTTTCAAGTGGCAGACGCTGGGGAGCACAACAGGCAGCAGGAGAAGCCTCGCGAAAATATGTGCCAGGACACCCGCTCAAGGCTTTCGTCGGCGCTCACACCAAAACGGACAGGGAACCGATGAGCACGCCCGAGTACAAGGGCCACATTCGGAGGAAGAAATGAAACTCACTCCCAAAGCGCCACAAGGCCCGTCTAACGAGGAACTCAACCGGATTCCATCCGACCCATATCTTCCGCCCTACGGAGGGAGCGGAGCACTTTTTGCTGATCTGGTCAGCGGCCCTTACATGGACCCCGGCCGCGCCACCAGCGTTATCACCGTCATCGGAGACAGAACCAAAATCGGGTCGCAGAGAATTCGCAACTTCCCATGAGCAACGCGCATAAAACTCACTCCACTGAACAGCACGCCGAGACCAAGGATTCCGTGGTTCCGGCGGTCATCCCTTTTCCTGCCACGGCTTACGTCTACAACGGGATGCACTATACGCCGATATCCGCTTTTGCCGGCATCGGCACCACGCCCAAGGTCACCTTCTTTGATCAGGTAAGTCAGAAGGAGATGGCGGCAGCGATCACCACTAACGACGGAACCACGCTGACCGTTACCACCACCACTGGAAGCACGGCCTACTCCTTCCCCATGAAGGGTGAGGGCAGCGCCATGGTCCCGGTTGCACTGCTGGGTTGATGTGGCTTCAACCCTTCAATTCCTGACACCCGTCCTGTACCAGGCGGCTACCAATCCCGTCGCCTTCGTCTACCACGTAGACTGGCCGGGAAACGATCTGCTCAACCCGGTCTTTCACGCCTACAAGGTAAACGTGGCCAACAACGTGGTCACGGAACTCGGAACTTTTCACACCGTGGGAGCCGCCCAAAGCGCCTGTCAGACCGATTACACAGGTCCGGCCACCTTATTCAAACCGCCCAAAACCGTCTACGCATAATGCAAGACCAGACCCCAATCGTTAGCGCATCCGGTCTGTGGTGCGGATACTTCGCTGCACAAGTTCACCCCGGAGACGGTGATTACCGTCCACTCGATGTTACCAACACCCAAACTTACGGTAACCCGACCCTGTTCACCTCTGTCGAAAAAGGAGTTGCTCTTACTCATCGTTCTTTTGTGGCTGTCGATTGCCATGCCACCTGTGACCATGATGTCGCCGTCGAAAGAACTTTGGCGGTCGAGATCGACAAAGGTGATTCCGGCGGTGTTACGGAGAGAGGACAAAGCAAGTTCGTTTTCGGAGATGGAAACGCCTACTATCAGGGAATCCTTGAAGCCGGACATATTGTTCGTTCCTCCGTTTCAGCCCCCGGCGACGAAATCTCCGTCCAGGAAGGGTACGTCTCCGTCATCGCCAACCCCGTCTAAAAATGCCGGCAAAAAGCGCATCGCAAAGGCGTCTGATGGGCGCGGCCCTTAACGCCAAACGCGGAGGTAAAACCTTCCCCGAAGCCCGCAAAGTGGCTGGCCAGATGAGCGAAAAACAACTGGAAGATTTCGCTCGCAAACCGAAACGGAAAAAGTAGTAAAATGCTGCCTACCACCGTCAGAGATGAGGCTCCGCTGGACGGCGGATTGTACGGCCGCCAGAATGGCGCCTGGTCCGCAAGCGCGATCCAGGCCGACGCCCCGGCTGACGGCGAATTTTATTACCGGAGCAACAATAATTGGGTTGTTTCAGCGGTCGGACCTCGCGCCGAGCCGATCCTGATCACACTAGGTGAGACAGTGTTTACTGCCCTGAACACCTGGTACGACGTTCTCCCGGCTTACACCTTTGCTTTGCCGCGCACCGGCAACAGCCTGATCCAGGTCCAGACCCAAATCCATTTCATCTGGCCCGGATCAGCAAATAACACGGGCACTTACCTGGACTGGACGCTGGACGGCGGTACTCATTACCAGCGCACCATGCAGTACACCTTGAGCCGCACCGACGACGCATCCGTCAATGACATGCTCGGCACCATGTTTATCAAGGTCAGTGGCAACAGCCCGTCTATTAATCTGAAAGCCAGGCAGTATCAGGGCGCGTCGGGAATAACCATTGTCGGCACCCAGACTACAGCGTGGCCTGCCTTACAATCTTACCTCCTGCTTATCGACGGCGGATCAACCGCGTAGAATTTATGGGCGTACCGGCTAAACGAAACAACACTCACGGCGATAACGCCAACCGCGCGGCGATGAAAGCAAACTCGCTGCTCTACTCGATGAAGTCCAACCCGGCGCCTCCGGTCGGTTCTGGTCTAACCACCCTCAAGCCACTTCAGGGAGATACCCTCCAGCTCACCATGAAGAAAATACAAGCAATCCTTTACGCGACAGGAGGTCCGTAAATGGCCAAGCTCACAGCGGCGGCACGCAAGAAGATCCCAAAATCCAGCTACGCCATCCCGTCTAAAAAGCCGGAAAGCGGCAGCTACCCCATCCCCGACGCCAGTCACGCCAGAAACGCGCTGGCCCGAGTCAGCCAGCATGGAAGCCCGTCTGAGAAAGCTAAAGTGCGGGCTGCGGTTCATCGAAAGTACCCAGGCATAGGGAAAAACAAATGACGATGTGAAATGGGCCGCGCTGGTTTGGCTAATTTTTATGGTTACTCTCGTAGCCAAACAACCACGGCACCCGGTTCACCCGCCTCATCCTGTTCATCCCGGCGAGCCGATCGGCCCCGATGACAATGTCCAGAATGAAGGCGACTTTAATTCGAATGGCCCGATCGATATCCAGGGCGAACTCGACAATTCCGGGACGATAACCTCCAGCGGCCCGATAACGATTCAGAGTGGCGGCACGCTGGTAACCGGAGGAACTATCACCGCGCCGGTCCTTACCAATGGCGGCGATCTGGTATCGAACGGGGTCACCATCAATGGCGCGCTGCATGATCTGCCTCAGAGCACCACCACGATTGCCACATCCCCCGGAACCATTCACGTTAACGGCCCCGCGATGCTGGGCGGAACCCTGGTTTTAGACACTGTGCCGGTTAAAGGAGCTGTGGTTACGCCGTTGGTCGCCACCGGAGGGATCAGCGGGCAGTTTGCTCAGATCGCTCCATCCGTTACCGGCACCAACCTGATCCAGGCTAACCTGTACGGAGTAGACGGTCTAAAAGTAGTTTTTTTGGGGCCGGACCACGGCCAGGTCGTGACGTTGGCAAGTAATTTGCCGGTCGAAAGCCAGGCTTTCCTGGTCTCCGCGTTAGCACCCAATGCCGGCGCGGCGGCGATACCGACTATTATCGGCTTTAGCCAGGGGCAACTGATCGCTGCGATCCTGACCAGTTCACTTGACGCAGGCCAGCTTGGCGCATGGGCCAATGCGTTTGGCAATTTCGTAAATGTCGATGAGGGCGAACCGCAGGGAGCGAGCTACACCAGTGTTGGAATAGGCGCGGCAGTAACCAAGGCGATAGGCAAACATTGGTTAGCTGGAGCCGGAACCGGATGGATACGTACTTTTAACTCGAACCTGAGCGAGAACACCGGATGGGGTGCTATCTATGGTGGTTACGTCACGGATGGGTTTTACTGCTATGCCGGAACAATTGGGGCAGGCAGTACGTTTAGTTCCCAGCGAGATGCACTTCTTGGCGTAGCGAGATCCAATTCCTCGGCGTTTCTGTGGAGTTCCTTTGCTCAAACCGGCTACAATTTCAAAGTTGGCGCAGTGTCTTTTGGACCCAGTGCATCATGCCAGTGCGGAGTGTCGAGCGTGAGGGGATATAGCGAGAAAGGGAGTGCTGCGCCCTTGAGAGTGCGAAGCAATACCCAGGATTCGATCGTCTCCGAGCTTGGTCTAAAGAGTTCGGTAACCGTTGGCCGTTGGTCCTTTGAAGCATTCCCGCGCTGGAAACATGAGTACGCCAAAAGCGCAATCCCGAGTGAGGTGGAAATTATCGGGCTTCCAACCAGTTCAACGACCGTCTTTGGACCTCCTCTGGGGCATGATTCGTTATCTCTGAGTTCAACATTGAGCTTTAGCCTGTCGGATCGCACAATGATTTCTGTGAGCTACCAGGGAGAACTGTTGCGCAAGAACTATAACGCTAACGCGGTGGTAGCGACCGTGTCGCTAGCGTTTTGAAATATGAGACCAGAACCTAGAAGCAGTTGGAAGCCCAATCAGGTGTTTGTGCCGGACTTGAGCCATTACGAATGGCCGTGTGATTTTAACGCCTTGGCCGAATCAGGTTGCCTTGGGGTAATATACAAAGCCACGCAGGGAACGGGCTATCACGATGACACCTACGAACAGGCTCGCAGTGCAGCTTACGCCGCAGGTCTGTTATGGGGTGCTTACCATTTTGCGGATGGGAGCAACGTTGGAAAACAGGTTAACAACTATCTGTCGTTTGCGATGCCGACCGCTGACGATCTGATCTGCCTGGATTTTGAGGATAACGGGAGCAACTCAATGAGCTTGTCCGATGCCGAGAACTGGATTCAAAAAGTAGAGGACAACCTGGGGCGCACCGGCCAGTGCGTTCTGTACAGCGGCAACCGGATCAAGGAAACGCTGGGTGATCGGATCAGCGAGTTCTGGGGCAGCAGGAGATTGTGGATCGCCCAGTACGGAACCAGTGTGCAGATCCCGGCTTCATGGGATACTTATTGGCTGTGGCAATATACTGACGGTTCAATCGGTCCAGAACCGCACCAGTGTGCCGGAACCGGCCCCTGTGATATGAACGCTTACCAGGGCGACGAAACGCAGTTGGTTACCGAGTGGAGCGGGGCGGGAATGCCGACGCCGTCTCCTGTGCCGGAAGAACTGGTGGTAAATATTCTGATCAGTGCGCCGGAAGGAGTCACTGTCAACGTTACTAAGCAATAATCATGAGACAGGTAATCATGTCATTCGGCCCGTACCAGACTTTCGTCGAACACGGGAAACCAGGTCCATATACCGGGGAGGAGCTGGGCGTGATGTGGCTGAAGCACACGGCACACTTGTGCGGCAGCAAACTCAAAAATTATGATCTGATCCTGCTCCTCCCGAAAGGAACCAAGGTTCCCGAGGAAGCTGAAGCGTGGCGAACCGTCACCAGGTTCGACGAAAATTCCAAGATTGAAGCTTGGCCCATGGGACCAAACGCGGTCTTTCAGCAGGTACAGTGGTTTTACTATCACAATAAGCTGACAGGCCCCTTCTTCTGGTGTGAGCCGGACTGCGTCCCGGTCGTTCCCGACTGGCTGGACCTGATCCGCAAAGAATACGAGGAAGCCAACAAGCCTTTCATGGGTGCTCTGGTCGAGGCCATCAGCAAAAACGGTACGCGGGTTCCACGCCACATTACTGGCAACGCAGTCTATCCCGACAAAGCCTATAAACTGGCGCCCAAGCTCATGGAAGCCAGAAACACTCCGTGGGATGTATGGGCAGCAGAAGCGATCCTCAAACAGTGTCATTTTACCAACCTCATACAGCATGAGTACCGGCACGAGGAAATCAAAAGCCGCCGGGAACTCTCCCAGATACTTAGACCGGATACCGCGCTGTTTCACACCGACAAATTCGGCGCCATATACAGATTTCTCGGGGGCGGCCAGGTAGCCGGTCCCGAACCCCACCAACGAGATGAAATCTCGAGTACGGCAATAACAAGAGAACAAATAGGCAAACCGTTGGTGGAGGTTTTAACCGAACCGCCGCCACCTCCCGATCTGGATACCATGCTGGATATGATCAGGATGCGTTCTGAATTAGACAAAAACGACCGTCGCAAAATTGCTTACTTCATGCTGGAGCACAACTTAGTGAACAGCGGCCATTTCGGAACCCACCTCAAGCGCAAGAAGCATTTGGAAAATGCAGAGCAGCCAGCAGATATCCCCGCATGAACCTTGGCCGTTCCCGTTCTACGCTTTTCCGCAGCAATTGACGGAGATCCAGAAATTGCTGTACTGCGGTCTGCATGATCCCGATCCCAAACTGAAGGAATTCTATCGCGGCCGGTTCTATTACCGCAAAGCCGCCATCCGTCTATTATGGAGCGAGGCTGACGTACTCTGGCACGACTGGATCGACCGGATGGTCAGGAGCTGGTGCGACTACAACTGGATCACGTGGACCGGACCTGCCGCCAGCGGCAAGTCGATGGCGGCAAGCCTGCTCGCTCTGGAATACTGGATGGAAGACCCGACGCATACCAGCGTCATCATGGCCTCAACCACCAAACAGGCTTTGGCTCGCCGAATCTGGTACTACGTTCAGGATCTCCATTCGAAAATCCCGCCCGAGGCAGGGAACAAGGGAGACCCCGTCTATTCTGAATATCTGATACGCTGGCGTATCGGAGACAAGAAAAACGGCATATTTGGCCTGGCCGTGGAAGACGGACCAGTAGAGGAGGCCATTCATAACCTCATCGGGTTTCATAATAGACGGGTGGCGCTGATCGTAGACGAGGCGCCAGGAGTGCGAGAAGCAATATTTGGTGCCTGCGACAACCTTTCGAAGAACCCGGAGTTCAAGGCGTTGATGATGGGCAACGCTGAATCACGCGAAGATCCGCATGGCCGGTTCTCGGAACCTCTGGGGGGATGGCAGGAAATAGACCCGGAAATAGACCGCGAATGGGAAACACAAGGCGCGATGGCCCGAGGCAACGGCGTCTGCGTTTTCTTCGATGGTCGCAAATCTCCGGCTATCACCGAGCCGGACGGGAAGGAGAAGTTCCCTTTCCTGATCAACCAGGACCAGATCCAGAGCGCGTTGGATTATTACAAAACGGACGAAGACCCGCGATTCTGGTCGCAATCGATAGGTTTCTGGCCGCCCATCTCGTTGAAACGCACGGTGTTAGACGAACGCATCGTCATCAACAACCGCTGCCGGGAAGCCGCCACGTGGTACACCAAGTTCAAGACCTACGCCGCTTTTGATCCTTCCTACGAGGGCGGCGACCGTAAAGTATTTCAGGGTTTCAGGATGGGCCGTCTAGGACCGGACGAAAATGAACGCTGGCAGATTGAATTCATGAAGCCGGTGGAATTAAAAATATCGATCCGGGACGACCATGAAATACACTATCAAATTGTTCAGCAGTGCATCGACCTCTGCGAGATGCTGGAAATTCCACCTGAAAACTTCGCTCTCGGCTCTTCCGGGGAGGGAGGTGGTCTACTGGCAATCTTCCGACGTGAATGGGGGGCCGTGGTCGGGATCGAGGAAGCAGGCATGGTCAGCACTCGCCCGATATCCCACTCCAATCCAAAATCATGCCACGACGAGTATGACCGTGTGGTCACCGAGCTGTGGTTTGCCGTGCGTGAGTTTGCCATTCACGGTTGTCTCCGGGGATTCCCCGACGACGCCTTGCGAGAGTTTTACGTTAGACGGTGGGACATCCAGAACCACAAAGTAAGGCTGGAAACCAAGAAGGAAATGAAAAGCCATTTCCGGCGCAGCCCGGACTATGGCGATGCCGTGAGTTTTTGTGTCGAGCTGGCCAGACGCATGGGCGCCGTAGCCGGTAACCCTGCGCTGATCAAGGTCAAGAAATGGGGCAAGAAAGATCAGGAAGAGTACGACTTGGTGGTGGCCGGCGAGGACAGCTTCGCAACCCAAGGATCAATGGACTATGACTACTAGGGCGCAGCACGAAAAGGAACGCAAGAAAGACGAATTCCCGAACAGCGGTTTGCTTTCCAGGAACGATAAGAAAGACCCAAATAACCCGGAACATAAAAGATACGCCGATTACAAAGGCAAATGCGATATCGGAGGGGTTCCCTATTGGATAAACGGGTACATCAAGGAAAGCGTCCACGGAAAGTTTCTGTCGCTGCAGTTCAGACACCGTGACCCAAGACCAGATGCAGAAACTCATTGAACAGAACACGGTTCCCCCGGACGGCTTCAGATATACTCAGGCAGAGACCCGCACCACGATCCGCGCCCCGGACTACCACAATCTCTTTGAGAACGTCAAGGAACACCGGAAAGCCAACAACCTGCCGTTAGGCACCTTCTGGGAAGCCGAGGTCGAAGACCAGCTTTGCCAGCAGCTTCCGGCCGGATTCTGCAAGCAGTCCGTTCCCGGTCAGGTGCGGAACGTTTTTTCCCGCATTGGCTGGGACGAAGTTGTGCAGGGAACCCAGACTATCGTGGACTGGGCCACTAAAGGGTTCGCTCCGGTAGACCAGAATCTGGCCAATACCAGGGCCGACATCTGCAGCCGGTGTTATTTCAACGTGCAGATCGGCAGCTTGTGCGGAGCCTGTGGCCACCTGCAGAACCTGGCGTCTAAATTTACCGGAGGCCGCAAAACAACTTCCGATCCGTTTTTGAGAGCCTGCTCGGTCTGCAAATGCAGCCTGCAGGTAAAGGTCTGGACGCCGATCGAGTCCATTAACCGTGGAACCAAAACAACCAGCCCGTACCCGGAATTCTGCTGGATTAGACGCGAGCTGGCTACCTTAAGGAGTCATAAAAAATGATCCTCTTGATTCAGTGGCTGGTGTTGGTGGTGATTGTATGCCTATTATACTGGGTCTGCTCGCAGTTTGCCCCGCCGCCCATCATGAAAGTCGTTATGGTGGTGTGCGTGGTAGTGATCGTCATCAGTCTGATCTGGTTGTTTCTTCCGATGCTCCACATAGGAGCATTACCGCCGTCGAGGTAAGTCTATGAGTTGGGAAAGCATTTTACTGGACAGTCTGGAAACCCGTGACCCGTTGACCGGGAAAACCCACATGCACATTCCCGAGACGCGGGTCAAAGACTGCTTCTCGGCCAGGCAAATCTGCCTGAAGATGCTGGACAACGACCGGCTGAGAGCGCGTGAACGCGCCAAAGTTCAGGGCATGATAGACGGAAATCAGCCATATGATCCGGTAAAACTGCGTTCTTTAGGACAAGGTTGGAGAACCAATTTAAATTTTATGGAGGCGCACTCCAACATCCAGAGCGTCAAGACTCCGTATTTTGCTCTGATTGGCAGCGTTCCGCACTTCGCAGATATCCGCACCGCCGAGACAGGCCCCAACCGTGAACTCTGGTCTAGCACCATCACCGAGGAGTTCACCAGGATGATCAAACGCTGGCCCAATTTCAGCTTCGAGATGCAGAAAGCGCAGAACGAGCTGGTTAAGTTCGGCATCGGACCCGTTCTGCTAGCTGATGCCTGCGATTGGCGGTTCAAGGCGCTCCGACACCGAGACCTCCTTGTCCCGGAGCATGGGGCGGCGATTCCATCCGAATGGCCTTACTGGGCTATTCGCACCGAGATGCAGGCCATGGATCTCTGGTTCCGGGTGATGCCCGAGAACGCCGAGTATTCCGAGTCCGTGGGTTGGAACATAGACCAAACCAGAGACGCGGTGATGCTGGCAAGCAAGGATATTTTTGGTGGCCGGATCACTTGGGACGGGCGCAACTGGGAACAATGGCAAACTGCGTTCAAGAACAACGACATCTACATGACCTTGGTGGCCAGCGAATCCCTGATGGTCTACCACCTTTTTATCAAGGAATACTCAGGGAAGCTGTCCCATTACATCCTGGCTGAAAATGCACTCCTGCCAGACTTTCTCTTCAGGCGGGTCGATCGTTATCACAATACCGGGGATGTACTGTCGATATTCCGATCCGACGTTGGAAATGGGGATTACCATTCCATTCGGGGTCTTGGCCGACTGCAGTACCAGCATCTCGAATGCACCAACCGCCTCAAATGTCATCTTTTTGACATGGGGATCGCCGGGACAGCGATAAACCTGCAAGCCCAGACCTCAAAAGCCCGAGATGAACTGATGCTGATGCAGTATGGGCCGGTCAACATCCTGCCGCCCGACGTGCAACTGGTTCAGAACCGCGTGGTCGGATTCCTGTCCGACGCCATCACATTAGACCGGGAACTCAGCTCGCACCTAAGCGCCAACCTCGGCACCTTCCGAAAAGGCGTGGGTTACGGGGCGCAGCAATCGCGGCCGACCGCCACCCAAGTCCAGCAGGATATCATTACTACGACGCAAATATCAGAAGGGCAGATGATCCTGCACTTTCTGGATTTAGACCATCTCTACGAGCAGATGTATCGCCGCGCGTCCGATCCCAACACGTGGGACAAGGAAGCCAAACGGTTTCAGAAATGCTGCCTGAATCGCGGCGTCCCGATGATCGCGATGCGTAATTACGACTTTGTCCGGGCCACCAGAACCGCCGGTTACGGAAGCCCGCAGATGCGACAGATGCGCTCGCAGCAGATGCTCCCGTACCTGGGGATGCTGCCGGAGACCGGCAAGTACAACTGGATCAGGGACGAGGTGATTTCCATTGCCGGACCCGAGAATTTAGACCGCTACTTCCCGCAGCAGGCGTTCCCGACTCACGATCAGTGGGAGGCCAACGTAGAAAACGGCCTGATGCACGCCGGACAACACGTCATGATTGCCGATGGACAGCAGCACGCGGTTCACGTCGATGTCCACCTGACTTCCATCGAGCAGATGATTCAGGCGGCTAACGCGCTGTACCAGCAAGCGCCGGCCACTTCCGGGATCGCCGCGATGATGAAGCTGCAGCAATACGTGCAGACCGAGGTTCCGCATATTCAGGCGCACATGAACCTCTTGGCCAACGACAAGATTCACGCTCCTCAGTATGACGCTCTCCGCACCCGTCTGGGATCGCTCCAAAATGTATTTAGACAAGTTGATGCAATCGTTGAGCAGGGACAGGAGCACATGGCGGCGATGCAACAGGCCCAGCAAACCGCACAGACTGAGGATCAAATCAAGATGCAGCAGGCTCAGAGCGAAATGCAGATCGATCGGGCCATGGCAGCCTCTAAGATACAGAATCAGAATCTCAAGACGCTTTCCCAGATTCAGACTTCGCAGGCCAAAGCTGCCGCGCATTTCCAAAATCCGCGTCAGGCCATGCAGCAGAGTGTGGCTGCTCAAAATGCCGCTTTAAGCCCCGTCCAGCCGCCGCCAACGATTCCTGGTGCCGGATCAGCCAATGGCTCCTCACCGATGGCCGGCGCCGAGGAAATGCCGTATGACTAAATGCCTAAGCCTTAACGACTTAGAAAGGTATTGCAAAATCTGCTTATCGATCTTAGCCGCCATGGGCAGAAAGGCACGCCATGTTCACCTATAGCGATTTCCAGAAGGAGGCCGGTCTTCGGATCGAGCTGCGGGCGTTTCTGTCTTCCGGGGCCGGTCAGCTCATGATGAATGTGATGCGCCACCGATACCGCGCCTACGATGTACCCGCACAATCCGATGCGCTGGCCAGCGCCAGAATCCTTTCCCAGTTCCACGGCGCAAACGTGTGCCTCGACGAGATCGAGGCGTTGTCGCTTCCGCCAGAGGAAACCGGAATGCCGGAGACCAACTACCGCGTTTCCGAAACCGATCATGAACGGATGCCCAGCGAACAGGAAATGTCGCTGGGCCGTAAGATACCCCCCATCCCACTTGAATAGGAGAAAAGCATTATGCCAGAGGGATTAGACGATCTTGGCGTCTACTCAGGAAGAGGTCCGTCATCACAGACTGCCGAGATGACCATCTCCACAGGCCCGTCGCAACAACCGGCGCCTGTCCAGAATGACCAGACATCTTCCAGCGGCCCGCAAGAGGGCGTCCGTCCGTCCGATCCTGGGCCGGATCTTATCGGCGAACTCGGCAAAGCCTTTAACCGCACGATCGGCGAGCCGCCGCCTCATGCGCCGGAACCACCAAAGGAAACGATTCAGCCTGATGCCCGGAAGCCCGATGATAGTAAACCTGTTCAGGAGCCTGAAAAGCCAAAAGAGAAAACCTGGCGAGATCAGGAGCCTCCTCCGAGCTTTGCAAAAAAAGCACAGGAAGATTGGCGACATTTCCGGCAGAAAGCCATATCGGACGTTGAGGCCAGAGAATCCCGCATCAAGGAGCTTGAGCAGACGATCCAGAATTTTCAGACGTCTGCTCCAAAGAATCAGGAGGAAATCAATCTCTTAAAAAAGCAACTCTCTGACAGCGAGGGGGTTGTGGAGCGGGTGGCCGTCGAGAGGTCGCCTCTTTTTAAAAGCAAGGTGCTGGACCCGGAGGAACAGCTACGCGCCCGAATGGGGAAGGTTCTAGACGGGACTGGAGTCAGCGCCTCCGAGGCCGAAACTATGTTACATGGCGATCTGAACACTCGCGAGCGCATTCTCGAAGGACGCCAGATGAGCGCCTTCCGCCGCCAGCAGATCGCCGACCTTCTTTCCAAGTGGGATAACGTCGCCGAGGAACGCGACCGCCTGACCAGCCGGGGCCGGGAAAGCCTACAGCAATATCTGCAGGAACAGCAACGCCAGCAGGAGACCGCCCGAGCGCAGTTCATGCGGGAAGCCGAGCAGGTCTTCGAGAATCAGTTCTCCTTGGCCAAGCCCAAGCTGGAAGTGTACAACCACATCGAGGGCAACGACGCATGGAACAAAAACGCCGACGCCCTCAAGACCGTCGCCATGCGCCTCTATTCAGGCAACGTTTCGCGTGAAATGGTCGCCCAAGCCGCGATTCTCGCTCCGGCCGCAGTCGCGTATCAGAATCTGCTCAAAGCAGCCTACGGGCAAATACAGGAGCTTAAGGGCCAATTGGACAAGGTGCGCGGTGTTCAGCCAGAGGTCCGTGACACCGGAGGAGATGTTTCCCAGCCAGGACAGATACTTTCCAGCCCCAACGGCGATTTTGTCAAAAACCTCGTCAGCAGATTCCAGAAGGAAACCGGACTGCAGTGACCTATGGGGTATACCTTCATCACATACCAGAAGTAGACCCCGGAACCCCCCTGCCGGTCGAGGAGATGTATGCCGTGGAATCGCTTCACGGCCCTTTTTACGACCGTTCCTACATCGAGAGAACGGCGATCCAGATCTTGTATTCTGGCGACGCAGGGCATTACCGCCGCGTCATCGGCCTGAAAATAGACGGCAAAATGCGGTGGGCGGCCGAGCAGTGCATTTACGGACCTTACCGCAAACCGGGAGATCGTGCCGATATCTACTTCTGCGAACTGAATCAGGCTATCGCGCAGATCAGGGCAAACGACCGTAAGGAAGCCGAGTGGATCGCCCATTACGAGAAAAGCTGGCGGGAGGAAGCCGCTAAAAGAAAGCATCAGGAAGAAGCTCGCGACAGGTCGATGGAGCAGACGCGGGAAGAAATTCTCCGGATGGAGGAGCGAATGCGCCATCAGGAGCAGATTGAGAACGCCAGAAAGGTGGAATCCTACAGGGACAGAACCAGCAATGATGTCATCTACATCTACAACAT